ACGCTTTGCAATCTCTGGTAAATTGGCATGCATATAGCGTCTTTGCTTTTCTGACTTAAATGGCACTAAAAACCTCGTTTCGCTAGTTTGGGTTTTCTGATTAGACCGCCCTTAAAGTTTGGTTTTCTTCCAACTTTTTTAGGATCTGCCATTATATTTCTAATAGTTGCTCTTTTTCTTGCAGCATCTTTAAAAGTGTCTTCTATTAGTTTTAAACCTTTTTTAGGCATTTTATTTTTTAAAACACTAAGAGTAGCATTTTTTACATCTCTTAATTTTTCTAATCTCTCTTGAGCCCTGTTTACAGCAGTAATAGCTGGTGAAGATTTTTTTTCTTTATCTTTTCTAAATTTTTTAATATCTTTTCTACTTTTGTTTACAGCTTTTACAACTTTTTTTAACACTGGTTTTACAACCATTAACGGAATTTTAACCATAATATATCCTTGATCCCCGGATCGTGACTTCTTTTGCATCCTCCGGGTGTCTTAAGAATCCTCCTTGTCTCAATCTCATTACTGCTTGAGTCATCGAGTCCACGTAGTCATCGTTATCCCCATTCGGGAACGCTGCACATTCCTCGATCACTTCCTGTGCATATTGTTTATGCATCGGTGCCCATACTCTACCACTTTCAAAAAAAGGTGCAACTGAATTCACTCGAACGTGTTTATCGTTTCCTTTTGAAGGAGTGAAATTGACGACTGGAATATCCATGTTCCTTAATTCGTGAGTCAGTGGGATCCCTGAAGCTTTCGCCTCGATTAAAACCATATCAGGTCGCCAGAACAGAAAGGATTCATGAGCCACACGCCGAAGCTCGGGGAACTCGAACCGGTCTTTCTCCGCATCCAACAGGATTACATGAATCCCGCCATCATCATCACGGAACACGCCCCAGGTTGTAATAGCTGAATAGTCAGCAGATTCCTTTTTCAAGAAAGCTGTATCATAAGATTGGATAATGTAATCCACTTTAGGAGGATTCTCGTGGGGCCAATCTTTCCACCATTCTCGTTTAATAATGGCTCCTTCGTCCGCAGTCGGTTGCTGCATAAATTGAGCATTCCATTTCTTAACAGGTAAAGAGGCTTTTTGAGTTTCTAATTCATCAATGTTCCAATACTCTGGCCATACGGGTTTTCCATTAGGCAAGATCGCAGGAAACTCAACTACTTCCCATTGATCTCCTTTAACTTCTGTTTGTGCTTTAATTAATCGACCTGTTAAATCTTTAGTAGACCAACGAGTCATTACAATCACAATAGAACCTCCAGGTTGCAAACGCTGTCTTGGTCCTGAAGTATACCAATCATAAGCTTTATCAAAACCATCTTGGCTTAAAGCATCTTGTTCCTTGTGTGGATCATCAATAATTAATAAGTCAGCACCACGACCTGTAATCGCTCCACCTGTACCAGCCGCGAAGTATTCTCCGCCTTGTGCCGTTTCCCATCGTCCTGCTGCTTTAGAATCTTCTTGTAGTCTTGTTTTAAATACTTCTTGATAAGCTTGAGTATCAATTACATTCTTAGCTTTACGACCAAACCTTACCGCAAGTTCAGCGGTGTGGGTCGTTTGAATAATTTTTAATTTTGGATTCTTCCCAATCATCCAAGCAGGTAAAAAGTTAGAAGCAAATTCTGACTTGGTATGTCTCGGGGGCATATTCACAATTAATCGTTTTATTTCACCACTAGCTAACTTATTAAATTTTTCAGATATAACTTTGTGATGGTACCCTTCTATAAACTCAGGCCACATATATTTAATAAAAGCCAGGAAGTCCTTTTGAACTAGAGACTCCTTTTCTCTTTGTTTAATCTTTAATGCAGCAAGTAAATATTCTCTTTCGTTATCCGGGTTCTCAAAATTTTTTATAATATTTTTTTTCTTTTTAGGCATAAGTGAATCAGCATTTTAACCTGTCTGACTGTATGGATCATTGACTTTAGTCTTAAGTTTAGGATCCCTTTTTAATTTAAGGTATTTAATGTTTTTAATCAATAGTAATTTACTATCGTATTAGTATCTCTATTGATTAATAATAACATTAATGAGGGACTTCGTACTCTAATATATCTATATAAAGGTATCCTTCGGATACTCTGATGTCGAAAAAAAAATCGAGGCGCAAGAACAAGCGCCTCATAAATCGAGGCGCTTGTTTAATTGTTAATGGTTTTGAGTAATAAACCTACCCGTCTTAAAGATAGGAATGAATGTTGTTGTGTCTTTAATGTCTTTAAGAGAACGAATAGAAGAATAGTTTTTTCTGTATTCTTCAAGATCTTTATACTCTGAATAATCGCAACACAATGCGATCACATCTAATTCAATCTCCGTTCCTGTGTCTTGTTCATAATCAATTAAATAATTATACAAACATTCTAAACCCTCATAGGTAAAATTAGACGGACGCATTTTTTCAAATGCGTCCATAAAATCAATTATGCTAACTGATTTTTTCATTAGTCTAATAGAACCATATAAGCCTTAGGATTCATTCGACTAAACTTGTCTAATCCTTTTTGCATAATGCTATATTTTTCTTCTAACTCTGCTAACTTAATAGATAAATAAAGTTTATTTTCTTCTTCAGTTAACATTGCAGATTCACCCGAATAAGGGTTATGTACTTCGATTTTATCTGACATTATTTTTTCCTTTCTCAAATGATTTAGTTAATTGGTCGCTTAACCATTGTTCTCTGTCTTTTTTTCTTTTGTCCATCTCATTTGTAATGAACAATACAATAATTAAAACGTAAAAAGCTAAACCTATATATAAAACTAAATTCCAAGTCATATAGATCCTGCTTTCCATTTAATAATTAAACCCAAAGATTTAAAAACATTTAAATCATTTTTAGTAAATGTTTTTGCATTCTTTAATTTAATTAAAGCATTTGAAATATGGCAACTTGGATATATTAACTCATTGCCATAAACATTTTTAACTTGCAGTATTATTTCTTTACCCATTTTATTTTTCCTTTCTCTAGTTTATCTGAAATTTCTTTTAAGAATTTTTCAGACTTTTTTACATAAACCTTTGATAAATCTTTATGATCGCAAATAAAATAATTCATCAAATTATTATGTTTACTTTTTATTTTTCTCATATTTATTTTTCCTTTCTCCTGGATTTATAACATTACTTGCCCTTATAGTGCAAGTGAATTAATAAGGGTTTGAAAATTGTTATTTAGAGCTCTCAACTATAAGTTGAATTTTTATTTTTTTATTTTTTTCTTTATGTTTAGACTACAAGCACAAGCGCAATTTTTTTAGACGCAAGCAAAAAAAACGCAGGCGAAAAATCGCCTGCGTTTCAAAGTCCAATTAACTTATGCTCTTATTTTTTTCTCTAGGATTTTTTCTATCGTTCCTCTATGGTCAATGATACTTTCAAGATTATCATCAAGCCATTGAATTGAACACCCCGTTGTGCAAAAATATTGCAAGACTTTCCACCCATAAGAATTGCCTACTTTAAAATAGGCTTTACGAGATTGAAACGCATTAAGGTTTTTGTTCCACCGATCTTTACTATCGTGATTACAACATTTAGGATTTTGACAGATATTTTTTTCACTCATATTTATTCCTCTCTCTATTAATATCGTCAAGATTTTTCCAATAAGCTTGTTGTTCCTTTTTTCTTTTATAATCCTCTCGGTACATCATTATTCCACAAAACAATGCACCGAGAATAATTATAATTAGTTCTTTAGGCATTACGCACAATCCACACAATAAAGAGGATTAAGAGTAGATTGATATCCAACTAAAGGATTATCGCAAGTTTTAGAACGACAAATACTTGTTGGGGTTTGTTTCTCTTGTTCCTCGTTATGTCTAGTAATATTCGTTATTGCGAATATATTAGTAAGTTTCATATGCCTATATTCTTTTGCAGTAGTATCAAAAAAAACAATTTTATTTTTTGACACTAAAAACTTACTATCTTTATCAAACACACCATAACGCAACATAGTATATTTATTAGGGTTGCCTTGATGAGTTTTATTTTTAACAACTAGAGTAAATCTATCACCTCTTTTAAAAAGCATTTTTAGACCTCTCTTTTTGTTCTAGGGTTTCAAGTCTTGCTTTTAGTTCAATAACCATTTTCAACAAGACAAGGTCATTATCGCAATTAGATTTAATCACTCTAATGATTTCTTTTAGTGTTTTTTCCATTTTTACCTTTCTGACTTATTTAATTTATCTTGTAATATTTTTTCAATACTCCAATATAAATCTTGTCCTAGTTCGGTGTTTTTCGTACACCCTTTATTTTCTGCGTCATTTTCAACACATTTATTTTTAATGTCCAATAAGTCAATAACATTAAAATAAATTTCTTCTGCTAAACTACACGCAAGTTCAAATTTATCGTTCATTTTTACCTTTCTGTGGGGTAAGATAAATCTTACCCCACTTGTTTAATCTAATTTATATTAGATTGTTGTTGTTGTTTAAACAAGGCAATTTTTTCCTCTCTTGTTAATTTCGCCTCGTTGCGTTGTGCTATACGATCTGCAACATTTTTAGGATTATAAATTACTAATCCCGTTGAGTTAGTTCTAATGATTTGACTTTCGTCAATCGTATCAGTTAGACCTAAAGCTTTAAATGTTGAGTTCGCTAACTCAATACCCTCGTCAAGATAACGATACGACTTTAAAGCTGATTGTATATCTTTAATGTCCTCTCGTATTCCTCTTATCCACTCTTGATGAGTTTGTACTAATTTAGATTTCATTATTAGAAATTTTTCCATTTCCATAAATTCATCTTTAGTACACGCAATAGCCCTTGACCTACAATGACTTGTACCGATTACATCACAAGTAAATTGGTCATTAAAATCCCTAGCGAGATTTATATTATCATCACTATGGCGACTTAATCCCAAAAACTTATTATTTGCGTCGGTATGTTTTTGTAGATGTGGGTTATTTTGATTGCCCTCTTGCTCAATGTTTATATCGGGATTGAGATTTTCTTTTTTCATCTCATCACGAAAATAAGCATACGCAAAATCGTCATTACGATTATACTCACTACCATTTAATGATCCATTAAGTTTAAAATCAAAATGTTTTTGATTTTCTTTTGGATCACCATTTTCATCTACTGCGTCTTTATCAGTATATGCAAAATAGTAGCAACTATCATTTGCAACAACATCACAAGGTTGTCCATAAAGACTTTTGAAATACTGCAAAGTATCACAATGCTCTTTTGGATATGCCCTTTTGACAATCGTTTTTGCTATGTCAAAGTATTTTGGATAATCAACTTTGACTTGCTCTAGTGCTTGAAAATAACTTTCACGTTTCGTATTGAAAGTATTATTTTCTAATGAGTTCCTAGACAAGTTTTTTATTTTTGTCCGATACTCATTATTCATTTTCACTCTAGCCATTTTTACCTTTCTGCAAATCATTTAAGTGATTTGCTCTTTATATATATCAAAAAAATCAAAGACTTGAAATATTAAAAACGCACATTATATGGGATATGTGAGTTTAGGTGAAAAGTCTTTTTATATAAAAAGCACAAAATCCCAATGGGCAACCCTAAACTCACGCAACCTTTCAACCCCCTACAACCATAAGTTGTAGGGGTTTTATTTTTTATTTTTATGTTCAAGGCACAGGCACAAGCAGAAACACACAGCACAGCTCCTGGAGCTCCACGTACCTCACGACAATAAACTATGAAAAAATCCAATGCACAAGCAGAACTACTCAGTCAACCAGGCGAGCTCCTGCGTACCTCACGCCCATTGAGATCTCATTGCGCAGAACAACACAGCAAGGACCTCCGAGCTTTGCGTGGTTCATCTGCCCCATTTTTTTTATTTTTATTTAGACTACAAGCACAAGCACACAGCAACCGGGTCAAGCTGCTACAGGGCTCACGCGCTTAATGTGTAAAATTTTTTTTATTTTTTAGACTACAAGCACAAGCGCGCCCCCGTGTAGGGGTCAAGCACCCAGTGCGAAGCCACGCGCCACGTAAATTTTTTTGTTGACTTCCTGGAATATCCCATATATATGAAGTAATGACACGGCGGCGGGGCTAGCACAGCCAGGCCGTGTCATAGAAAGTTATAATGTTAAAAAAAGACGCAAAAAAAATTGTTGGCGGTTTAACGCGAACTTCAAAAATGCCAGGCCACAGCTACAGCTTGCCCGCATGGGAATGTAAAACAGGCAGCAAGCTAGCTCAGATCCCGGGGACCCCCTGCTATGGCTGTTATGCTTTGAAGGGCAACTATACACGCTACCCGGCCATTAAGGTGGCACAGTATAAGCGCCTTCAGGCGCTGCAAGACTCACGATGGGTTGATGCCATGGTTGCCTTGGTCCAGGGACATGAAGTCTTTAGATGGCACGACGCAGGCGACCTGCAAAGCTCAGATCATTTAAGAAAAATT